GCAAGATTAACGGACAACTTGCTATTGATTTGATTCACATTGCGCGTCATAAGACGCAAAAACTTGACCAAATGGTGCAGGTTGCGAATGTCGGACTGACAACTCGATCACGAAATGTGGTGGTGAAGAACTTCCTTGACGAAGTGACAACGCCTTGGCTCTTGATGATTGACTCAGATGAGCGCCTTCCAATCGAAACTTTCTTCAAATTGGTTGACGCAGCTCACGACAAAGACCGCCCGATTGTTTCAGGGCTAGTTTTCGCAGCATTCTTCGACAACGCAGACAACTTGCGAGCAGTCCCAACGATTTATCGAATGACAACCGACAAAGGTTTGCAACCGATTGACGATTATCCAATCGACACCCTCATGGAAGTCGATGCAACAGGCACAGGGTGCTTGCTTATTCATCGCAGTGTCTTGGAGACCATGCGAGAGCAAGCGACACCGAATCAAGGCCGAGATTGGGCTTGGTTTGTTGAAGGTGCTATTGAAGGCACATATTTTGGCGAGGATTTGCTTTTTTCAAAGCGTTTGAAGTCTATGGGTTACAAAATCCATGCTCACACAGGTGCAATTTTGCCTCATCAAAAGCAATTTTGGCTTGATGAACGCCATCACGCTCCATTGCGTGAGGCAGCAATTCAGCATTACAAAGCATGAGGTTGGTTCGTACCCCTGGCAAACCAACCTCATGCCCTATTTCTAAGGAGTAACGATGGCAACATACGATCTCGGAGACAAGGTTTATCTGTCTTGGTCAACCGTTGATTCGTCAGGTGCAGCAGTAAATCCAGGCACAGTCACCGCCTCAGTCACCCTTCCTGACGCTTCAAGCGTTTCTTTGACTACAGCAACAAGCGTCACTGGCACATACACCACCACTTATTCACCAACTCAAGCTGGTCGCCACATTTTTGGATGGGTTGCAACAGGCTCTTGGCCACAGGCTTACAACGATGTCTTTGAAGTTCGCGACATCAATGACATTGGAATCGTTTCACTCGATGATGCCAAATATCACCTCAACATTCCGAGCACTGATGTCAGCCAAGATGCTGAACTTTCTCGAATGATTGACGCAGCCGCTGACCTTTGCGAGCAATATGTGGGCGTTGTCTTAGGCCGCCGCACATATACCAATGAACTTTATGATGGAAACGCAGAATTCATTCGCCTTCAAAATCCAAAGGCAATTTCAATCACTTCTGTCTATGAAAACAATGCTTTGCTTAACTCAGGTCAATATGCCCTCGATACAACAGGTCAGCGCCTTTTCCGCGTCGGTTCAGGAACGCTTTACGCCACAAATTCTTATGGATATTGGTCAGGCGGGATGCAAAACATCAAAGTGACTTATGTTGCGGGTTATGTGAACCCACCAGCAGCGGCAAAACAAGGTGTTCTTGAAGTAATTCGCCATTTGTGGACAACACAGCGCGGGTCAATGAGCGTCATGGGTCGCAACTTGGCAGGGGATGAGACTTATTCAACTCCAACATACTCCCTTCCACGCAGAGCGATAGAGCTACTTGATCCGACATCTCTTCCTGGATTGGCGTAACCGATGACTGTCACTGCCGCTTTTCCAACGATGGTGGACAAAATCATCACAGCTTTGGGCGCTGCTGCAACTCTCACTGGCATTCGGGTCTTTGATGGTGCTGAAGTGGATGAGTCTTTTCCATCAGATGCGATTGCAATTGGTCACGATGGCTCTTTCGGCGACAGTGAAATGCAAGCAGGTTCAATTTCCAACACCCCTTTGAACTTTGCCGACCAACATCAAGAAGAAGGCTCAATCAGTTGCGCTCTTTGGACTCAAGATGGTGGCACAAACTTGACGGCCAAGCGAATCCGAGCTTTCTCCGTACTTTCCGCGATAGACACAGTCATCAGAGCTGACCCAACTTTCACAGGCACTTGTTTTTATTCATATCTACAAGCAGGAAATGTCGGATATATGCAGACCTCAATGGGTTCAGCAGTAATCATCACTTTCACAATCACTTACCAAGCGCAGTCATAAGGAGCAACACAATGGCATACAAAATCACATCGGAATACCTGGACTGTGACAAGTCATTGGGTGATTCCATTACAGAAAAAGAATTGCTTGAAATGGGAGCGAACATCGACGCGCTTATTTCAGCAGGTCACATCAAAGATGAGACCACAACAAAGTCAGCACCATCAGCCCTAGAAGGAGAATCAAATGGCTAAGATAGTTCTTACCGATGCGAAAGTGACCATCAACTCGGTGGTGCTTTCAGATCATATTTCAAGCATCACGATTGATACAAAAGAAGACATCATCGAGACAACAGGTTTTGGATCAACAGCGAAAACACGCGTTGCTGGTCTTGTTGACAATTCTGTAATGCTTGATTTCTTCCAAGATTTTGCAGCAACCAATGTTGAAGCGACCATTTATCCGCTTCTAGGTTCAACAACAACAATCGTTGTTCAGCCAGCTTCAACGGCAGTCAGCACAACTAATCCCACATACACATTCACAGCTCTTGTTTCAGAATGGACACCACTTAAGGGTGGAATTGGACAACTAGCAACAGCATCAGTCACATGGCCAATCTCCGGATCAATCACAAAGGCGACCTCATAACATGGCAAAAATTGTTCTTACAAATCCATCCATCACAATCGCTGGCACAGACTTGAGCGATCACATTTCAAGCGTCACGATTGACACAAAATATGACATCGTTGAGACAACAAGTTTTGGTGACACAGCGAAGAAAAGAGTTGCTGGACTTGCAGATAATTCTGTGAGCATCGACTTTTTCCAGGACTTTGCTTCTTCATCAGTTGAATCAATCATTTTTCCGTTGCTCGGCACAGCAGCGTCAATCGTTATCAAGCCTGTATCAACAACAACAACGACCACAAACCCTTCTTACACAGTCTCTGCACTTGTCTCCGAATGGACTCCACTCAAGGGTGGAATTGGTCAGCTTGCAACAGCATCTGTGACTTGGCCTGTATCGGGTGCAATTACAAAAGCAACTGCTTAATCCATAACAACAAACAAAGGGGAAAAATATGGACGGCTTATCAATCAAAATCGTTCTTGCAGATGGATCAGAGTTTCAGTATTCACTGAGACCAAGAATCATCGTTGCCTTCGAGCAGAAGTTTGGGGCAGGATTTGCAAAGTTGCTTGGGGATCAACAGCGCCTTGAACACATCTATTGGTTGGGTTGGGAATCTCTCAAAGCCAACGGACAAGTTGTGAAGCCTTTCGGCGCTGACTTCCTTGACACTGTTAAATCGGTGGAATTGGTTTCTGATGAATCTTTCGTATCCACCGAGACAGCCTGACCTATTCAATAGCGGCTCTCTCGGTTGAGACAGGGATTTCCCCGGTGGGGTTACTTGATGCCCCTGAAGGCGTTCTTGAATCCATTGTGGCTTATCTGAAAGAAAAAAACAAAAGTCGGGAGTGATGACATGGCACAAGATGCAGTTGTCGTCACTGGCTTACATGAAACGATTGCGGGTCTCAAGGAATTCGACAAGAAGGCTTTGAGCAACTTTCGCAAGGTAATCAACAAAGAGCTTCGTCAAGCTGAAAATGACTCAAAACAAATCGCAATCGGGGCATCTTCTCATGGGGGTGGTGCTCCGATGAGCGGTTGGAAAACAACACCTGCCAAGAATCCACGCAGACGCAAGGGAAATCCTGACGATAAAGGCTTTCCTGCGTGGGATGTCAGCACTGTGGTTGAAGGCATTAAATCATCCAAGGCTCAAGGCAAAGTGCGAGGCGATTACACAACGAGTGCAGGTGCTCTTATCAATAAGAGCGCAGCAGGTGCAATTTTTGAAATTGTAGGTCGCAAACAAGGCAAGTCATCAGTGACCGAAAAGGCTGGAAGTGGCGAGCAATTCAAGCGAACACTATCGGCTCGATATGGAAAAGCCTCTCGCATGATTTGGCGCATTGTGGATCGAGACAAGCCCAAGATTGAAAAGAACTTTGTGGCTGCTCTTGATGAGGCAAAAGCCGCACTTCAAAAGGCATTGAATACCCAAAAGAGTTAAAAATCGGAAAGCGAGGACATCATGGCAACTGGTGCAGTAATTGCTCGAATCATTTCCGAATACTCTGACAAAGGCACAAAACAAGCCACAAAAGACCTCAACAAAGTCGGCAAACAATTTGACGATTTTGGCAAAAAAGTTGCACACACTTTTGCAATAGCAGCCGCCGCCTCAGCAGCATTAGCCATCAAGATTGGCACTGATGCTGTCAAGGCAGCAATGGAAGATCAGAAGTCTCAAGTTCTTCTCGCTAACTCCCTGAGAAATACTGTCCACGCAACAGATTCAGCAATTGCCTCAGTCGAGGATTACATCACCAAGACTCAGGCTCTTTATTCCGTTGCCGATGACCAGTTGCGTCCAAGTTTGGCGGCACTTGTTGCCTCATTTGGCTCAGTCAGCGAAGCCGAAAGAATGCAAGCGATTGCACTCGACATCGCGGCAAACAAAAACATTGATTTGGTTACAGCTTCAAATCTTCTTGCCAAGGCTCATGGCGGGAATCTAGGCGCTCTCAAGAAACTATTCCCTGAGATTACAGCCGCTACTGTTAAGTCAAAAGACTTTGCAACGGCTCTGAATGTTGTTGCTAATGCCTCAAAGGGAGCAGCAGCAGCGTCAGCAGACACATTGGCTGGACGCCTCGAAGGTCTCAAACTGGCTTATGGCGAGATTCTTGAGACTTTGGGTTATGCGCTCATGCCTGTTGTCACAAAGTTTGCAACATACATCACAACTGATGTCTTGCCAGCAATT